CCCTAAAAGTTAGGTGTAATACCTGCAGCTCCGACGGTACCCACATAACTAACCCACACCTGTAATGTGGAGCCAGCAACCACTAATGTGGCACTGGCAGAAAGTGGCCTGTTACCAGAATAAGCTGCAGCAGCACTTGGATAAAACGTCCATATTTGATTGCCAGAAGCATAAACACCGTACAGTGTCATACCATCTGACATAACAATAGGAGTTGAAGTTTGTAACGATGTGCTCTCTATTAAGCTATTGGTAATAGCAGCGCTATTGGCACCAAATGTAGAATTGGTACGATCAATGATAACTTTGAAGATATCACCAGCATTAGAGTTAGGCGGCACAGCAGACAAACTTCCACTTATATTTCCGGACCCTCCAATGGATGCTCCCCAAACCACATCAACAACAGCTGCCTGGTTGATGTTCAACCCTAACTGAAACCATAATCCCTTGCTAACTGGTAATGCCAGCAGTCGAGGAATAGTGCTCAACTCCGAGAATTCCACAATATAATCGAACATAACATATCCAGGACTATCAGTGGTGGAGGTCTTACTAAGTAAGAACAATTCACCATCACAATAGTTGGATATATCAGATTCCATACCATAATCGGTGGATTTCCAATTCCCGGAGACACTAAAAGAGGCAGACATATTCTGCCACTGTGGTCCAATCTTCGTATTAGGGTCGGAAATAACAAATGGCAATAAATTACCACTGGTTTGGTTTAAAAATACGGAATCTCTGTTCTTCCCGTAATAGAACATAACATCACCATTGGAGGAAGTGGGTGAACTAGTAATATAATGTGCGGTAAAGCTGAGAAATCGAAACCTATTATAAATCTGTTGATACTGCCTCAGCGTAGAATCAACAAACACGGCGGGCGCAAGAGGCGCACCACCAATTAAAGTCCAAGTTTGAACCGTTCCAGACCCAATGGGTTGGAAACAAAAATCCCGACCTGACACACACACCCCAGTGCGAGTCTGAAGTGTTTGTGATACAACGCCAGATATTGTGTTACCAATACTGGCAGGAGCGAGAGTTACCGCTGAGGGTGGTCCAAATCGCGCAGACCGTAAAGGACGCGGATTAGTGCGACTACCGCCTGCACGGGAAGATGAAGCTTTAGTCTTAACAACACGTGACTTATTGACTAAGCTTGACAATTTAATCTTCGGGGACTTACCAGAAACCATGTTGGGTTTAACTAACTTTACTTGCCCGGATTTGTACAGAGGACCCGTACTCGAATCAAAATACGTAGGGTTTGGGTTGTCTAGCCACAAACTTTCGGGATTATCTTGATTATGTGACTCAACACCGTAAGGAGTAACCCAAGGTGGTGCTACTGAAACTTCCGGCTGAGTTTTGGTTGGGGTTCTATCTGTTCTGGTGGGCTCTATTTTAGGAATTGACCAAGGTTCAAAAGGTACGAACGTTTCTGTTGGTTTCACTGACATGACATATTGTCAATTAAAAATTTTAAATATTAAAATCAAACTTGGGAGGTTTGTATGGGATCCCGCAACCCAACGGGACTGTTCGTGCCTTCTCACTATTCGCTGTGCATTGCAGTCTCTTGGCATTTATATTAGCACATCAAATTGTATTTAGCACATTAGAGAGACACCCCATAACTGGCTGGGTGGGATCGTTAATTCCCATGATTCTAGCCTGCCCTTTAAACACCTATGTGAAAATCTGTCTGGGCGCGTAACAACCCGGATCAGAAGATATATTGAGCTGAGAATAATATTCTTCAAGGCAAATTTGTTCGTCAGGTGTGACGTCAAAGGCCCAATACATGGAATCTCTAGCGGCTGGCGATACAGTACCATAACCACGTTTCATTCCTTTACTCAAATACCGCATGCCCCATCCTAGCAACTCATTTTCAAAATTTTTAGTCTTGTTTTGAGCATGTCGTTGCCCTTTGGTGAGACAAAGATCTTTCACATTACCGGATCTAATATAACACATATATAACTCTTGAAATATTGGGAGGCCGCCTGCTAATCGCAACCCTCCCATACCCACCGCATTTAACCAATTTTTAAATTCTCGCGGGGACCTATAAGGTTTAAGCATTACAGAATCTTTCACAATCGCTGTGTACGGGTTCCTGCACATAATCCAAGTGTTGCCATCGAAAACTGGTTTAGTTTGACAAAATTCAATTTGTTCAAAAATGTAGACTGGAGGTTCAATAGCCATATTGAATCCTAATTTCAAAAACCAATCATACACTCTAACACTAAACCGATCAAGATCACACTTCTCCATAAACACCACACAGTCATCACCATTATTGGCTAGTTGAAGGTCTATCTTGAATTCCAGAGCATAAGCTTTTATCATGGACACCATCAGAACGCAATTGCCCAATGACGTGTTCATGTCTCCGCTCATTCTAGTGCCTTTAACTGTATATTTCAATTTCCCATCTGGTGT